AAGAAAAAGTGTCTGGCTCCACATACTTATGTTATGACCGATGTTGGTTCAAAAATGCTTAAAGACATTGCAATTGGGGATCTGGTATTAACTCACAATAATGAATATAAGCCTGTAATGACAAAAGAATATTCTGCTCATAAAGAATTACTGGATATTGAAGCAGAAGATGGAACCGTGATTACGTGCAGTCCCAATCATCTTTGGATTGTTAGCAGAAATGGTCAGGAAGTTGAAGTAAGAGCAGATGCAATCCAAGAAACAGATGAACTTATCAAAATGCTGTAAAAATTGCGGTTCAGAATTCCTCATACCAATTCCAGAAAAAAATGGTAGCGGATCAACTGGAAATTTAAGACGTATATATTGTAATGATAAATGTAAAAATGAATTTGGCAGAAAAAAGAAAGAGGGAAAAATAGACCGTTGTTGTAAGGTATGTGAAAACGTTTTTGTTAGTTATCCATCGCAACAACGTTCTTATTGTTCAAAAAAATGTCAGAATGAAAGCAAAAAAGTCTCAATCTTTAAACGTATATGTGAATACTGCGGAAATGCATTTGAAGGCAAACCAAGTGATTTAAATGATCATTACTGTTCCAGAAAATGCTTTCACAAAGCAGGAAGAATTACAAAAATATGCATTACTTGTTCAAAACCATTTGAAATAAAAAAATCAGATAATCATTTACAACGTTGTAGTCGTGAATGTCAATATATTGATCAATCAAATGGAAAAATAAAAATCCATTTAAATGGCAGAACAGGTTATCGTAAAGATATTAATCTTCAAGATTATTTCAAAAGTGCTTTAGAGGCTGATTTTGCAAGATTTGTATTGCACATTGGATATTCATATCTATATGAAAAAAAGACCTTTATAACAGATAAGGGTGCATATACTCCGGATTTTTATATACCTGAATTTGATACGTATGTGGAACTAAAAGGAGTAGAAAAAAATAATTCTGCTTTTTCAAAAATAATGACAAAAAATCTTGATAAAGCATCAATGTTGCAACATATAAACATATTCGTCATAACTCAAAAAATGTTTATAAATGCATTAAAATATGCTAATCTTTGGTTAGCTATTCCAAATCTTGAACAAAGAAATTACCGAAATAAAAAAACTAAAGAGTTAATAATCACATATGAAGATCAAAAGCATCAACAAAAGAATTCTTGATCAATCAATCCAATTGATTGATATTGGAGTTGAACAAGATCATACGTTTTTTGTTAGTGATAAGCTTGATGGAACTTATGTATTGACCCATAATTCCTTTCCGGATATTGATAGCGATTTCGGTGATCGTGAAAAGGCAGTTAAGCTTATTGGCGATTACTTCGGAACAGAGAACGTTATCTCGGTTTCTAACTTTAATCAGCTACAGCTACGCAGTTTGATTAAGGACGTTTCTCGTTTTGCTGGTCTATCATTTGATGAAGTTAATAAGTATACCGGCAAGATTGAGAATGAAGCTCTTGCAGAGGCTAAGAAGACGCCAGGATTTGATCGTGCTGGATGGGTTCTTACCTATGAAGAGGCAGAGAACAATTCGGCTTCATTCCGTGAGTTGATGGAGAAGTATCCAGAGTTTGAAAAGACTGTTAAAGTTCTATTCAAGCAGATGCGAAACGTATCTCGGCACGCTGGCGGTGTAATCATTACCAGCAATCCACGAGATAATATGCCAATCATTAAAAGCGGCGATGTTCTTCAAACTCCATGGCCAGAAGGTCTTAACGCACGCCACCTTGAAGATTTCGGGCTTCTAAAGTTTGATATCCTCGGTCTTGGAACCCTCCGAATGTTTGAGGAGTGTATCCGTAAGATCCTTCGTAAGACCATGCCAAATCGTAAGTATATTACCTTTGATATGATCAAGAAGTGGTTTGATGATAATCTTCATCCTGACAATAATGCTCTTGATGATATGAAGGTATATAAGAACGTTTATTGGGATAGCCGTTATGCTGGCATCTTCCAGTTCGTTCAGCAGAATGTTCAGAAGTTCATGGCAGAAATGAAGCCTAATAACGTAACAGATATTGCTATCGCTACTTCTATTTTCCGTCCCGGTCCTCTTGGTATCGGTGCTGACAAGCTTTATTTGAATAACCGTAAGAACCCCAAGAAGATTGCCTATAAGCACCCGCTACTGGAAGAGGTATTGGCAGATACGTCCGGTCTAATCGTCTTCCAAGAGCAGCTACAGCTAATCTATCATAAGCTTGCTGGTGTTCCTCTTGAAGATACTGATGCTGTCCGTAAGGCATTCACCAAGAAGGATCTATCTAATAAGGATAAGGCGGCGAAGGAACGTGAAGCAATGCGTGAGGATTTTGCGGATCGTTGTCTTGCTACCAATAATATCGCCAAGGAAATCAGCTATAGCATCTTTGATGAAATGGAAAAGTTCGTAGCTTATTCGTTCAATAAGAGCCATGCTGTTGCCTACGCTATTACTTCATATCAATGTGCATGGTTCCTAACTTATTATCCAGAGGAATGGATTACCACCTACATTGATTACTGCGCTACCGAGAAGGGTCGTCAAGCTGGCAAGGAAGATCCAAAGGCTATTGCTCTATCAGAAGCCAAGGCGCTTGGATTTACGATTGGTAAGCCCGATGTAAATCTATCTGAAAAGGAATATACGATCCGTGATGGTAAGCTTATTCCATCCTTCGCCTCTCTTAAACACGTAGGTATGACAGTTTTGTCAGAGATCAACGAATGTCGTCCCTATAACACCCTCGAGGATTTGTTGTTTAATCCTAATGACACGTGGCGTCATTCCAAGTTTAATAAGCGTGCATTGTCTACTCTAATCAAGCTTGAAGCTTTTGAAAGCATGGGATTGGTAGGCGAGGATAAGACGTTTAAGAACTATCGTCAGCTTCATCATGTTCTTGTAGATAAGGGAGATGATTTGAAGCGTGCGGTCAACAAGAAGAAGAAGACCCACAAGGAGGAACTTGTTCGTATTATTGCAGAGGCACAGGAGCTACCAGACTGGGATCTTAAGGATAAGATTGAGTTTAGTCGGGCTCTATCTGGAACGGTAGATATTGATCTTATCGTTACTCCAGAGATTGCAGAGTATTTCCGAACGAGCGGCATTACTTCTATTGATGATTGGCAAGACGACGAGCAATGGGTCTGGTGCATTGTTAAAAACGCCCGAGAAGCGAAGACCAAGACCGGTAAGGCGTATATGCGAATGAAGATTTATGGGGCATCCTGCACGGATATGGAAGTGTTTGTTTGGAACTTCAAGCCAGGCAAGGATAAGGTTATTCCGGAGAACAGTCTTATCCTTGGAAGGTTCAAGAAGAGCGATTTTGGGTTGTCCAGTTTCTTCGGAACATTGGAGATTATTAGCAAATGACTTTATACCGTTGCGCTTATCAGAGTGAAAGTAACACAAGGGGCGTATTAATGCACCGTGTTCAAAAGGATCCGGAAGGTAAATGGGTAAGAGCAGCGGGCGTTGATACTATCGGAAAACTCATATATAATGAGGTTGTTCTTAAGTTAGAAGTTGCCCGCCTAACAAGTCCATTTATATCAATTAATTGGGATGAAAGAAGAACTTCTGAATATCACATATGTCTTTATCATGATTATACGGTAGCAATATCTGATGAAAAATGGAGCAAATTTTTTGTCCCTATAGAAACAAAAACAGAACAATAACAAAGAATTAAGGCTGGGAGGGTAATCTTCCCAGCCTTATCTAATTAAGATTACATTATTGAGAAGGTATATCGGCAATGAAACTAACAGATGAATTAAAAGCCCTTTTAGATGGCGAAGTTAAGAGAGCAGTCAAAGACACCCTTGATGCCAAAGGGCTATCTCAGGAAAAGCCTAAAAAGCTTATAGAGGCTTCTAAACCTTCCAAGGTAGAGATGCTTACACGTGCAGCTCGTGCAGCCGTGACGACGCTTAAAGAAGGTTTTGTGCTTATTCCAAAAGCTCATCTTATTAAGACTGAAGGTTTATCGGATGCAACAAAAGCTGCACATGACAAACTTTATAAGGGTTATGTAGAAGCTTTTAATAAAGTAACAACAGGACTATTGGCAGCAGATCGAGGCGATGTTAAAAGTGCTGCAAGTTCATATCGTTCTCTTAAAACTGATGAAATTTATAACTTCAATGGAGTAAAGTTTCATGAACTTTATTTCTCAAATATATCTGATGTTGATAGCGAGATCCGAGTTGATAGTATTCCATATATGAAGTTGTCACGTGATTGGGGAACCTTTGAAGCATGGCAAGAAGACTTTATGGCAGCTTGTATGGCATCCCGTAATGGCTGGGGCATGGTAGTATATGAACCATATCGTAGCGTTTTCATGAACATTACGGTTGATAGTCATAATGTTAATATTCCTCTTGGTTGTGTTCCAGTCATTGTTATGGATATGTGGGAACACGCTTATTTTAAAGATTATGGATTAGATAAGAGAGCTTATCTTTTTGCAATGATGAAAGAATTAAACTGGGACGTGATTGAAGCTCGTATGTCAATATGCGAAAGATCAAATCTTGATGTTCTTTATAAGATTGAACCGCTTACAAATCCAAGACCAGATCAAATGTTGAATGCAGCGGCTCAAAATGCAACTACCGTTCCAATTCAAAACATTCAACCACCAGCCGGAACTCCAAAACCAATCACAACAGGTCTTGGTAATCAAGCAAACGCTCCACTTAATCCAGCTACTCCACCATCACCATCTATAGGTTGATATGAAAAAACTAATAAAAAACTCATTAATGGTTCGCCAATCTGGCAAGCTTGGATATACCACAAGATCCAATCGCCCCGTAATGGTTCCTGCTGGAACTATCTATGAACACGTTCGTATCATTGATCGTGACAATTCATATGTTCGTATTAATAACGTTGTTTATGTTGCCAGAAATAAAGATGTTTTATTGAAAGAACAAACGGTTCAATCTCAATATCCACAACAAATGGCAGATTTTGCTCCAGTCCCACAAAAAAATGTTTCTCTTGATCAAGTAATAGACAAATATATCGTAAGATATGAGAGAGAAAGCATTCCACAAACTGGAATGCCCGGACCTGGACCAACCTCTGCTGCAACAACTCCTCCAGAAACTCTTGCAGCTCAACCAACTCCTTCATCTCTTGAAGAACGCCAACTACGTAGCTTAACCTCTATCTTGTTTGAACAAGATGCCCCAGCAGAGGAACCTCCAGCCGACGAACCTCCACCAGATGAAGGTGATGCTGGCGGTGGCGATACAGGTGGAGGCGACGGTGGTCCCGCACCAGAAGGACCACCAGTAGTTAATACACCAAAGATTAATCTTAATGATTTTACTCGTAGCGTTGCTCGCCTTATCAACAACTACGATGCTCTATTAAATCCACGTTCCATCATTCTTAATCGTGTTGAAGAATATGTTAGAAGCAATTACGATGAAAGAACTGCAAAAATGTTTGTTCAGATTATGGAACGCAATTATGGATTACATCCTACAAATACGGAGTATACTGGACAATCAGGAGGCGGCGAATTCCCAACACCATATTCCTTCAACGCAGGTGGAGAAGGTGGACAGCTTGGTGGAGGTGGCGGCGAGTGATCAATGAAAAGAGGACCAGGTAGACCAAAGAAAATTCTTCCTAAAGAGATGTTAGAACTTAAGTTCTCTAAAGAAGAAATGTTAATGTTTAAAAAAACATTATTTGAACATGGTTTAACATCACATCAATTCATGGGATATCTAATGCAACAAATATCCATTAATGATCAAAGATTAGTAGAGTTGCTTAATGAAGCAACGCAATACAAGAAACAAAGAATATTGGAGGGCAAAGAAGAACACGTAGATGCAGAAACTCTATATCGCATGATAGAAGAAGAAAACCAAAAACTTCAGAAGTGAGGAACATATGAAATTCTTAAAGAGATTATTTGATGTTGTTTCTGAGAAGCCAGAAACAAAGGTTGTTACTGTAGCAGTTAGTTCCGTAGAGTTAAATGATAGACTGAAGGAGTTTGATAATCAAGCATTACAAAGCCAAGTCAAAACATTAGAAAAAGTAGTTACATTTCTTGCCCAAAAAATAGAGGTTCAATCTGAAGTTATACGTCGTCAATCTGATGCCATTAAAGATATCCACACAACAATAGAAGAAATCGCCAGCGTATTTGAAGCCGTTCAAAAAGTTACCACAATGAATGTTCCTCCTCCTCAAAATGATGAAGATGACGAGGATGATGAAGCCGCCGGTTCAAAAAAATACATAAACTAATATGGAAACACCCAATACAAATAATATAGTTAAAAGCTTTTTTGTAAATAACTGGCTAACGTTACTTATAATCATTTTAGTAGCATTAGCCGGTTATTATGGTTTTAAACGTGTATCAGAACTAAATCAACAAAGCTCTGATATGAATGCCATGCTTGATGATCAAAGAACTTCCATAGAACAAAATCATCAAACAATCAATGCATTAAATAAATCTATATCAGATGAACGTGATGCACGTGTAGCTTTACAACGTGATTATGATAATCGTTTAGAAGGAATAAGAGCTGATTTGCAAATTCAGCTTGATCGTATACGTAGAACACGTACAGAACGATCAACCGAACTTGCAAACAATCCTTCAGATTTGGTTAACCAATATAATAGCACCTTTGGATTTGGTAGAACGGCGAGCACTACACCATGATCATTAAAAGATTAATAGCTTTCATTCTATTAGCTTCTATTATAAGCGGCTGCATATCTCAAGGCACCCCAGGAGGCTCTACAACCGCTATAGAAGAACATGGCTTCCCAGACTTGCCTCCTATCGCTATAGCTCCCGTAGAAGCCGTTGAGGTGCCAGCCGTAGAGCCTAATCCCAATCCAACTCCAACTCCATTGCAACTAACTCTAAATCAAGAGTTTAGAGCACCATATCCAGGTATTTTCTTTTCTAACGATCAAGCGGCTTACGTAATCGCTGAATTAGAAGCTTATCAGGATCGTGTAGCCACAACAATGAATAGTGTTAGAAGAACATTTCAAGCTCGTCTCGATAGAGAAATAGAAGATTTAAGAATTCAAATAAACGGTGATAGAACAAGGTTTAGAATTGCAATTGAAGCACGGGATGCCGAGATTAATAGATTACTTAGATTAAATGAAAGATTTGTTAATCGTGGTTCAGAATTTCCATGGGAAGCTGTATTGACTGGTGCTGGTGGTTTACTTATTGGCGTTGTTGGTGGTTTTATTATGGGATTTCTTGCAGTGAATTAATACTTAATAGGCAAAGGTTAATATGAAAGTTCCTCTTTTTAAACAATCTGACGGTCGTCCATCGGCGTCATTTACAATGATGATTATAGCATTTACCGTAGTAACTCTATGGCTTCTTGTCTCTATTGTAGAAGAAGCATTTGGAATTCAAATCAGAGAATTCTCTGGTGCAGAAGCTATGAGCTACCTTACACCAATTTGTGCATTATACTTTGGACGTAGACAAGTCACAGATAAGATTAATTCTACATCAACTGAAGCTTCTTCTAATGAGTAGAAACTACTTTCCAGCCTTTAGTGCTTTTCTTTTTACCAACAATAACCATCCACATACAGCCTTGATTTAAATTATGCTGTAAGCAAAATTGTTTTAAGTTTGTAATAGGTCCATATATTATTCCATTTGGGTCAGAAACAGTAACATCATAAGTTTTCTGTTTGGATTTAGACAGAATTTGTTTTGTCTCTTTTTTGTGCTTTTTTCCTTTAAAAGAACCTGGAAGTTGTAGACGTTTTTTAGTTTCTATTTGTTTGTCAACTTGTTCTTTTGGTTTACGAACTCCAAGATGCATTGCTCTACCTTTAGCCAAATTTTTTTCTATTTCCTCTTTATTTTCTTCATATAATTTTTTTGCTATTGCTTTTTGTTTTGCAACATAATCTTTATTTTTCCAACGATTTTTGCGTTCTTCCGAGCATTTTGCTCGCTGTTCTTCTGACCAATTGTTTTTGGTTCCTTTTCTGGAAGAAGCTAAACGATTTATATTATAACAATTACATTTTTCGTCATAATATTTATTAATATATTCCTGTTCTATTTCAATTCTTTTTTTATTGTCTCCAATCACAACTTCAAGAATGAAAAATTCAAAAGCTTCAGAGCCACATATATTCCAGTCATTTTGGAGGAACGGAGTAGCCTTGCCACGTCGTAACATTCTCAAATGTTCTCTGGCTCTTTGTTGAAACCTTGAAGTGCTTCCAATATAAACACGTCCATTTATGATGTTACGTATTTGATATATACCACCTGCATTTTTATTATTTTCTAATATTATGTTCATATAATTAAATATGATTAATAAATCTGATTATCCCTTTAGTAAGCCTGTATTTTTATCAATTATATGTATGTCAACTTCTTATGTGTGAACATAATTACCAATCGCAACTTTATATTTCTCACGCAGATGGACAGATAGAGCCTCTGGTGGTTCAACAACAACAGCCCCGGCTGAAGAAAAAACGGAAGAATGAATATGAAAATCTCAATAAATGAACTTAAATCTTTAATTCTTGAAACTGTAAAAGAACAAGTAGCAGCAAATCAAGGTCGCTCTGGTATACGTAAAGATCAAGCAAGTTCTCTCGTTTCTGCAACAAATCTTCGTAATGCCGAAGCTGTCCTTAAATTGCTCGCTCGCCAGACTGAAGGAGATATCTCTCCAGATCAAAAGCGTTATCTCTCAAAGCTTACCGGACGCACTTCAAAAGATGAACTCAAAGCAATCCTTGATAAGCTATATGTCGATGGTCTTAATGGTAAGTCAATTCTTGGCTATAAAGCAATGACACCAAATAAGCTTAAAGACCTTATCAACAACATGAAGGGAACAAAAGCAGCTATTGGTAGCGAAGAAACACCAACGTCTGCTGAAGAAGTTGATGCTGACGAGGGAGAGGAAGCCGGTAAGAAATATCAAACAAAAGGTATGACCGGTGGTGCTTCCCTTGAAGACATTGCAAAAGAAATGGGAGTATCTGTTCAAAGAGCAGCAGAACTTGAAAAGAAGGGATTAGAACGTTTTAAAAAGAACGTTGGTTCCATGAAGGGCTTTGAAACAAAAGAAAGTCTCAAGGCTATAGCAGTTCCAGCCGCTAAACAATTCGTTGAACTACTTGGCGAAAAAGGCGTTGAAGATTTCGTAATGGACGTTCTTAAAATGCCAAGAGCAACTGAAAAGGATATTGAACTTCTTGTTGACCTTCAAGCAATGGCTGAAGAAGGTGCAGAAGAAGAGGCAGCGGCAGAGCTTATCAGATTGTATCTTCAAGGTTCCAATCTACCAGTCATTGGTCGTTTTGCAGACGCTTTAAGAGCCAAAGAAACTGCCGGTCGTCCTTCAAAAGTAACCAAATATTTCTGAAAACTTCAATGATATCAAGGGGTTAGATTTATTAATTTAATCCCTTGATTTTTGTCTCCGGATATGTCATTATATATAAACTATAAAGCAGTCTGGAGAACGAATGACGAACATGAAGATCAATCCCGAGAACGTTAGTCCCCTTTTCGCTCGCCTTCGTGACAGGGCGAAGCTTTCCGAATGGCTTATGAGCTATTATTTTAGCGATGCAAAGCGGGATCGGGTTTGGTTTAATTCCGGCGTTACCAGCGACAATGTGTTGGCGTATATTTCGGATCCCCGTAGTGGTTTCCCTCTTTCGCCTTCCGACGTGTGCGACGATTGGAATATTAAGAAGTCGCTTAAGGGCGATTTTGCAAATATTGATTTTGATGCCGTTGCAAAGCCTGTTAAGGGTAAGAAGGAAGCGATCTATAACACGGGCGATATTAGCCTTAAGGATATCGGTCAGGAGCTTCATGGCATTACTGCAATGATGGCTCTTAAGCTTGAAACGTCTGGCACCGCCAAGATGCAGCTTATGACCGGC